ATACTTAAACTGGTGCTTTACTTCTTGATAAGTTAATTCTGTAGCAGAATAACAAATTAACAAGATCTCTCTTTTAATAGTAACTCCTGCTTTGTGAGCTTCTTTTAATTGTTGATTACTACTGTAGTAATTTTCAAAATTAGCTTTTTGCTCTTTAGTATATTTCTTTAACCTTTTATCAGTAACTAACGATAAAGCTTTTTTACCAAGTTTTTTTTTTACATTTGAAAAGAAATTCTTTTTACCAATATAGGCATAAGTATTTCCATTTAATATTACTGACATGTGATAAATAAATCCAATACCATTTTCTGGTATATCTGTTTCAGTAAACTTTTTACCCTGGTAAATCCAACTCATAATGCTTGTTTTAATAATGGAAATAATACTTCTCTAACTTTATCTATACCATGTATTTTTACAGAGTCTGATAAATCTTTCTCTAAAGGTAGAACTACATAATTAAAGTCATACAAGTCTTTGTATTTTTTAGCAGCATTAATACCTGGATCATCATTATCAAATAATAAAATAATCTTAGTATATTTTGCTTTTAAGTCTTTCAATACTGCAGGTGTAATCATAGTGTTTTCACTGTCTGGAGCAATACATTCAATATTACCAATAGATAGTTTAACAAAACTCATTAGATCCTTAAGAGAAGATGTAATCATCAGATACTTGCAATCATAATTTAACTGTTCTAAACCTTGAATATAATTCTCAACTTTAATAAACTTTTTTTCAGCATTTTTTGGTGTATATATTTTATATAAACTACCATCATTTCTGAAGTAACCATAAGTATATGGATTATTAAAAGTAAATGAAGCTATACTACCATCTAAATCTTCTTTAGACATAGTAAAGAACTTAAGAGGTATTACATTGTATTTTTCTAGAATTTTAGATCCAATCTTATAACCAGACCAGTATTTTTCATCTAGAGTATTCCAGCTTCTCATTTCAAAATCAGTAACTTTATACTTATCATGTATTTTAAACTCAGGTAGTTTAACAAAACCATTTAAGTTTACATAATCTTCATAGTCTCTCATTACTTTAACTACAGCATGAGATCTGGATAAATTAAACATGAGTTCTACTAATCTAATCTGATCTCCACTATAACCTGATGAGAAGTCTTTAAACTTATAATATTTTACTACAGCATCATAATATATAAACATTGATGGTGCTTTATCACTAGAATTAAATGCTGACAACATCTTAATATTTTGACCAGATAGTCTTTCTTTTAGATTCAGATAATATTCAAACACCCATTCTCTAGGTATACAGTTTAAATCATTAACTATGTTTTTAGTTGAAATCATAATCTTAGAATTAAAAAAGGAGCCAGACATGATATCTGACTCCCTTGGACTATAAATATTAGTCTAAGCTAAAATCAGTAGAAGTTTTACCTGGTACAGATAAATCATCATCATCACCAAAGTTTTTAACTTCTTTTACTTCTGTCTTTTTTACATGTAATGCTTCAACATAAGTAATTATTTTAGATGCATCTTTTCCAAAAGCATACTTACCTTTGTCAGCTTTAGGTAAATACATATCATAGTTTGTATAACCTGTTTTACCAACATATTCTTTACCTGCAATACAATATTCAAGATAGATATCTTTAAATGGAGCAGTTTTGTTAAAAGCAGCTACAAAATCTTCAATTGTTTCATGTTTACCATCTTGACTTTCAAACCATTCACTGATTCCTAAGTTACTAGATAATGTTTTCAAGAAAATCAATAAAGATTTATCTCTTTGAATTTTTATACCAGATTTAGTTTCACCATCTGCAAAAGCATATTGACTTGCTTTTACTTTACCTATTTGACCAGCATAGTGACCTTTACTTGCATCATCTTTATCAATCATAAAGCCATCAAAACCTTCAATTGGTTCTGTTTCAGTATGTAATAATAAGTGCATTGCACCAGGAATGAAAGAAAAATCCTCAAGCTCTAAGCTATTGATTTTTAATTTAATATTTCCTGGAGAAATTGTTTTTGGTAATCCATTACCCGTTGCTAAATCTTTTGTACTTAATGACATTTTATTTTATTTTTAATTGTTTACAAAAACTTTGTCCCAGTTTACTGCAAGGACTCCATCAATCATTTCACTTACTACTACTTCTTCATTTCTAAGATGTACAGGTCTTGCGCCACAAGTGACCTCATCTGTAGTTTTGAAACTCAAAATAGTCTTATTACCTTTTCTATACATATATCCAATTGCATCAGCTTGAGCACAGATAAGAGATTTAATTTTGCCAGTCAAATCAATGTTTGCTGCCATAACCATTTCACCTTTATCATCTACCACTTTGTCTTTAATATGACCTGATAAAATAATTGTGGGTGCTAAAGTATCAATAAAATCTAATACCTGAAAAAATGCTTGACGGATATATAAATATCCAGCACCATTAGCTAGAGTAGTTACATTATCACCATCAAAGTTTTTACCCATACTTGTAGTTTTGTAAAGTTTTACTGCAAGTGGCATAATCATATCTTCTAATGCTGTTACGGTATCAATAGTTACATACTTGTAAGGCTTACCAGCAGCTTTAATAGCTTTACCAGCATCAAGTAATTCTTGTAAAGAACTAACTTTTATCTTCATAGCATCTACATAATCAGTACCATTTTCTAAATCTATAATTAGATTATCATCAAGACCAGCATAAGCTGATGTTTTACCAGTCTTTGGTTTAGAATAAATCACAATTCTCTTGGGATTTACCAGTTCCGCTTTTATTTTTGTTGTTGGAAGTACAAAACTCATAAGTTAGATTTTGCTTTGATTATTAATTCATTTAACTCAGCATTTTTACTAATAGGAGTTAAGAATAACATTGCTGCTAAATCTCTAAGAGTAATGTCATTAAGTGTAGTATCCATAAGATCTGCACTTATATGTTTAACAGGAGCTATAGTTTCACTTACTTTAAAACTAGGTACAGAATCTTCTAATGTTTTTGGATACTGTCTTTCAAAGTCAGGAAATAATGAGCTCTGTTCTTTTGGAATCTCTAGTTGAGAATTCTCTTTCATTTTTTCATAAGCAGCATAGGTAACTTCACTACCATTAGGTAAGATAGCAGTTAACTCTGATACAGGAACCGTATACAATGTATAAGGCTCACCTTTGCTTGTAGTTCCTTCTTTTGTTTCTAATTCTTCATTGTAAAAAGGATTATACTTATACTTAAATAATTGTCTGTCCTCTGTAAATGGTTTAATATCAACTAGTTTACCTAACTGATCATTTACATTGTCATAGAATTCAAGATAAATATCTTCTCCTTTACCAATTTCAGACTCAAAAAATTGAACTTGTCTACCATATTTTCCTTTCTGGAAAAAAGCAGTCTTAATAATAAAGAGTGGATCTGCTATACCTAATTTTAAAAATGTAGGCATTTGATGCATAAAAAACTCCTTTTCTTTTTCTTTTCTAAGGTTCATGTTTTTACTTTAAATTGATATTTTTTTTGTTGCTTGAGCTGGTGTGTCTATTTCAACAATCCTCATAGTTGTTCTATCAAGTTTAAAGAAACTTATCCTTGTGGTACCATTTCTAGATTTTAAAAAGTGAAATACTAAAATATCTTCATCATTTATTAAAAATCTTTCTGGTCCATACTGTCTAATCTTTCTAATAGAAGGTTTATTAATACCCATAACTACATCAGCATGTTGCAATAAAGCATCAGACCCATATATATCAGAATCTAATACATAATTTCCATACTCACCATCTCTTTGTCTATCAGGAGCATCTATGTTTCTGTTTAGTTGGCTTAGTACTATAAAAGCTACAGGATATTTCTTTTTCATCATAGTGAGAGCTTCACCTAAAGCATTAAGCATCTCAAATTTATCCTTTTGTCCTCTACCTACCCTAAACAGAGCTGAGTGATCAATACCTACAAGTATATTAGTGTAAGTGCCATCTTCTTTTTTGTATCTTTCCATTTCATAATGGATTGTAGCACACATTTCATCTACTGTACAGGCATCATAAACTACATTAATAAAATCATTGTTAGATGAGTTATTATAGTAATCCACACATTTGTCATAAATATCCTTGTCAACAAGATTTCCACCCTTGCTCATTAATGTATTGTAATCAGAACTTGTATTCAGACTTAATTTTCTTACCCCACTAGTTTCATCAACCATTTCCATCTGAAACTTAAGTATTCTAAATTCTTGTTCAGGATTGTGATCTATAATATCACTAATCAACTGTTCCATGAATAAAGTTTTACCAGTTCCCGGTCTAGCACCTACTATGGTGATAGTTCTCCATTCTAATCCATCACAAAAAGCATCATTAAATTTGGGCCATCCACTGACTAGTGCCTTTAGTTCTCCTTGTCTTCTTGCTTTTATTTTTAGAATTGCTTTTCTTAAAGCATCTCTCTCACTTACAGGTAATAAAGGTCTGGCACCATTAAATAATTCTGACATTTGTTATAGATTTAAAATTATTTTACTTTTTGCATGGTTATACAACAAATGCAAAAGACTAATTATCAATTCAATTAGTAAAAATTTACCAATAGGCATTTCTATAATGAACATATTCACTACTGTATAACCAAATAAACTACCAATTATGGCAATTATCATTAACAATCCTTTCATACTACTCTTTCTTTAAAATAAGACATTCCTTCCCCATCAGGATTTGATTTAAGTAATTCACAGTATGTAGCTAAATCAGACTCAATTGACTTATCAATGTTCTGTTTTCTAATAAAATATTGTGAATTTCTCATGTATTTATAGTTTGCAATACTAAACTCATCAACATACTTTTCAGTAGCTGCTATGATAGTATCCCAGTCATAATCATAAATTTCAAAAAACCATTTAAAACCAGGTTCAAGATTTTTTGGATTAACTCTTGCATATTTTCCAGAGGGTAGTTTCCTATTAGGAAATATTTCTACATACTCCTGTATTTTATCACTAAAGTTTTGACCCATTAAATCTGTTGCTGTTTTAGGCTTGGTTTTCTTAAAGAAACTGTTGATTTCTTGTATAAAGATAAAACTTTTTGTAGTAAGTTGCAAATTATCTTTTAACCAACCACCTGTTTGTAATCTTTTACATTCAAGCTCTTTATTTACAAAAGGAGCCGGAATTAGTTTCTCCTTAATACAATGTAATACATAGTATGTATTAGGAGTTAAATCTGCTTCTGTAAGTTTATTAAATATTTCTGTCATTTACCAATGTATTGAATAATTAAACTGTTTATCAACTACTTCTTTAGTTTTTACAAATACATTATCAGAATTCCATCTTGCTTCTTTTCTATAAGCAGCACTTGCTGGATGACTAATCATAAACTTAAAATTATTTTCATTTGTTGAATCAGCCCATTCTTGAGCTTGTTTTCCCATGTAAATATACACAAGACCTGATTGTTTGCAATTCAGATGATCTAACAAATATGCTAAAAATGGTTTCCAGATATCATAATGCTGACCTACTTTTCCTACTTCAGTAGTTAAAGCTGTGTTAAGTAAAAGTATACCTTGATTAGCCCATCTAGTTAAATCTGGATCTAAACTTCCAGGATGTCCACTATAGACTGTTCTGTTTATTTCTTCAAGCATATAACTTAAACTAGGTTGTAGTTCTTTTGTATTACCACAACTAAAAGCAATACCATCTGCTACATCAAGTCTTGGATAAGGATCTTGTCCTAATACAACTACTTTAAGTTCATCATAAGGACATTCTTGAAATGCTCTAAACACTTGTTTTAAAGGTGGAGTAAATCTTTTACCTTCATTAGATAGCTTTACAAGTTGACTTAAAATATTGTCAAAATCACCACTAAATATAAAAGGTTTAAAAACTTGACCCCAACCAGAAGGTTCTAAAATAGTAAACAATTTTTGTTTAATCTCTTCAAGATCTATTTTTTGATTCATATTTTTTCTATTTTTGTTAAAAATTAATAACAATGCCAATTACAGTAAAAGAACTAAAAGATGATGCTATTATAGACATCAAAGTAAATAAGTCATATTATCTAATGACTAAAGCCGTATTATTACATTTGTTTAAAACAATTGATAGTACAGATAAAGAACAGTATTTAAAAGAAGCTATGACTAAAGAATATAAAGATCTTGATGAAGGTCAAAGATCTTTCTATACTATTGGACTTTTATTAGCTGAAATTGAAAAAGAAGCCAAAAGTAATAATCTATTTCAAGAAAAAGAAATTCTTCAACCAGAAGATGAAGGATATGTTGCTCCTACCCTAGATTAAAGTTATAATTTTCTTTACCAATTTGTATGCAAGCTTGAATAGCTAACATTAATTCATCTTTACTACAGTCAGCAAAAGATTTATCTTTAAGCCCTGAAGCTTGTTTTATTACTAATTTCATTTCATCAAAAGTATAGCCAGATTCTTTAGCTAACTCTCTTATACAAGCATGTACTTTTGCAAGTTGTGCTTTACTGTGATCTGCATCTGCAAAATCTAAATACATTTCTATTACTTGACCTTCTGCTAATTTATCAGCATAGACCATATAAGCTAATCTAGATTTCTCATCTAAATAACCTAGCTTACCATCTTTTTTCATTAGTTTGATTGATAGCATATTAACAAGTTATATTACTTAATACTTCAAGAAACTCAGTATAATGTAATTTACTGTGTATTCTTATTGCCGGAATCTCCCAACATCTTAAATACCAATCATTATCTTTAACTTCTACACTATCTACACTATGTAAAACTATATTATCACAAACTTCTTTATGATAATAATGGTAATCATATCCATTTTGGCTTTCATCATCTGTAACAGATACTTTTTCAAAGCCTAATTCAATTAATTCTTGTTCTGTCATCGGTTTAGTAATTTAGTTAAGAAGTCTTCTGGATTTAAGATTTCTTCTGTATAGTTGTTTCTAGCATAGTCATAACCTTTATAATCCATGATAGCTCCAAACTTTTTATGTCTTTCTTTAAGAAAGTGTTTTATAATTTGATAAGCTATATAAAAGTTATCTTCATCTGAAGACATAATCATATTATATGCATTTTCTACTTCTTCAGCAGTAATTAAACCTAATACTTTATTAAGTTTTAACTCAGCATAAAACATAAATTTCTTGTATTGACCATTATAGGAACCATTAGCATATAAGTTAAAAGTATAACTCATATTACCATCAGTATCTTTTAGAAGTTCATAATGATCATTACAGATTTGTTTACAAAATTTACTTAAATCATTTTTCTCTTTCTTTGTCATAGCTCAATAAATTCTACAGCTGCTGCAAGTTTCTTTACACTATTTAAAATAGCTTCTGGATCAATGTCATCTTCACGATAAATATCTGTAAACATCATTTGTAAATTAGTTTCAAATGAAAGTATTATATCTAAATACCATATATCAGACTTGCTCTGCTTTATGTAATTACAGTTAATCTCAATCTCTTTATAATAATATAAATAAGAATCAGGATTAGCACGGCATACTTCAAAACCAAAAGCTTCTAATCTTTTTATAGATACTAATTTTTCTTCATTTGTCATAATCTTGCAAATTTAAACACAAGCTTCTTACCTATTAGTTCTGTATCTCTAAGTAGCATATATCTTATTCTGATTTTAAATTAATAGCTTCTTTTACTACTTCACTTAACATAGGTTTAATTATATTGTAAACTTTATAAGATTCTTCTTCTGCCCATGTGATTATCTCTTCTTCTCTTTCAATGTTGTAATTATGCAAAAAGAATGAGTAATGCATTAACTCATGCATAATAAGACCAGTAGTTCTTACCGGATCAGTACATCTAGAAAGATTAATAAACACAAATCTATCATCATTTGATATGTACTCTCCTGAAGCTTTAGGAACAAAATTGCTCCATCCAGCTATGTAGGCACTATCTTTTGTATTTTCATGTGCTTGACAATCTATAGCATTAAGTCCGTGCATTTCTGTTACATTAAAATAAGTAAATACATCACAAGGATTATAACTCAACAAAAGTATATATCCATTTCTAAAAACTGTAATCATCATCTTATTCTGATTTAAAGTTTTCGTTGTAGTATTGTTCTGCTTCAATTACTTTCAATGAATTATGATTAAATTTTACTCTTGCATTAATTATCTGCTGCTTTTCCATTTCTTTGGCTTTATCCCAACATTCTGAATTATGTTTAAAGTGCTCTTCTGCCCAAGGTTCAGATAATAAATTATCCTCTAACCATTCTACTGCTGTCTTCATATCTTACTTCTTTTTAAATTGTTCAAACCATTCTGGTATATCAGCTAATACAAAATCAGAATGCTCAATTAAAGTTGCATCTATTATCTGTTTAACCTCTTCCTCACTATACATTCTTTCAGCTTGCCATTTAGCACCTGCTATAAAATCATTTTTACATCTTTCTGCATGAATTACATTAGATAAATGTATATTATTTACCAGTCTCCATTCTTGTAGATATTTTTCAGCAGCTTCTTCTAATTGTGTTTTCATAACTTCCTTTTTTGTTCTAAATAATCAATAATAAAACCAATAGCAACTAGCATATTCATACCACAGGATGCTATTATTTCATGAATATCTTCATATACATTAACAGATAAGTGAACATGACCTATCATCCAAAATGGTACGGATAAGTTTTGGCTTATCCATACCACTAAGTATTTTAAAAAATGCTTCACTTAATACTAAAGAACAATTACTTCATCAAGGAGTTTACCTTTAACAATTGTACCATAACCAAGTATTTCTGTAGATACACCGTAACCATTTTCAGCTGTACCAGTTAATGATATTATAACAGTATCACCAAGATCTTTACCACTGTAAAAACTACATGTCAGAGGTATAAATGTTGCTGAATTACTACATCTATACTTTACTTTACTACACATATTTTGTACATGATCTGTAATTTCATCTTTTGCACTAAGCTTATCCTCACATAAATTACTAAATTTTACAGAACCTTGGTATGTAGTTATATCTACATTAATTTCTCCTTCTTTGGAGTTAAAACATGATGTTAATAAAACACTCAATACTAATACACTAATTAATTTTTTCATTTTTTTCTTTTTAAAATTCTGGTTAATAAATTTAATAATTGAAACACAAATACAGCTACTAAACACATAGTAGTTATAGTAGTTAACAATAGAATGATTTTATTCATTTCTATATTAAAAAAGCAGTTAAAATAAACCCCAACCACACCAATAATACTAAAACAATAGACTATAACCATAGCCTTTAGTTTCCAAGTTCTAGTCCCCTTCTTCATTGTTCACTCTCTTTTTCTTCTCTAGCTTCTCCATACTTTGCAGAAAACTTTTTAATGATTTGCTCAATCTTTTTAGTTTCTTTTGGGTTTTCTGATTCAAGAAACTGTATTCTATTTTTCTCTTGTTGCTGCTCATACTCTTTCCATTCAAAAATTTCTAGATCTTTCATTCTTTGTAAGTCAGCTATAGTAGCTTCCTGTGGTATATTACCATCATTTGCATGTAACAAATCCATGTATAAATCTTTCATTCTTCCCATAATTTTAAACTTTTTTCTAAAAGCATTTGGATAGTAGTTCTAATATCTTTATGACCTAAAACATCTCCTACTTTTTTTAATTTATTGTAAAACTTTTTATCTAATATTAGTTCAACTTGTTTATTTCTATTAGTATCAGAAAACTTTTTTATAATACTAAAGTCAAAAGGGAATAACTGAGAATGTACATAAACATTTTGCTTGTATAACTTATCATTATAAAACTGTAATGCTAATTTTTTACTATAATTAACAGTAAATCTATTAATATCAAGTTCTTTAGCAATACTATGTTCTGTCATTATAAATTTATATGCAAGAACACCTATTAAATAGCTTTTTTGATCAACAGTGACTCTAGCATTTGTTTTTAAATTTAAAGCCAATAAAGCATTTATTACATCTTCTTTGATATACTCCATGACAATAAATAAATTAAAAGTTTATAAATACAATTTCTCAGCTTAGATAGATAATTCTAATTCCTCAAAATTTACATTTTGTAATGCATATTCTTCAGCAGAAATAAATCTTTCAGAGTCATAGAGCTCATATGGAAATGATTGTTCAGATAATTGAACTTCTTTTAATAAATAACCAATTTTACCACTCTGTAGGTTCATTGATTTTAAATTAATAACAGTATATTCTTTGCCTTCAGTTAACCATTCAGCAGAAGATACTTGTTTTGGCTTGTTCTTGTTGTTAATGCAGACTACTTTCATATTCTTCAATTTTAGTTTTGATATCTAATCTTTTAAAAGTAGTTTTAATATTAAGCATTTCTTCATAAGATCCAGATTTTACATGACATTTACCAGCATTATCTGCTACAATAGCACATTGTTCTGCTTGTAAAGGTTCATGATTACAATACCTAATTAAACAGGCTATAATATAACCAAATTCATTAATAGCATCATTATAGATACTAATCTTGTGTGTTTTGATATCTTCCATACTTCTAAGATACTGAAATATTAAAATCTTTCCAAATAATTTTCTCTTGATCTAGATTTTCTACAGCTTCTTTAACCCAACCTTCATCAACTGTATCTATATAACATAGTATGTGGATAATAGCTGTGTCATCAGGATTAAGTCTTAATAGTCTACCTAGTTTCTGATTAAACTTTCTTTCATTACCGTAACTATGCATGACAATAGCTTGTCTGAGATTAGGTATATTAACACCTTCACTTAACTGATCTACTGCTGAAAGCTTAGTAATCTTGCCGTCCTTGAACAACTGGAGATTCTCTTCAGAACTTTTGTTCTTGCTATGGTAGCTGTGAGAGCATAATTTATCAGCTTGATCCTGAGTATTTGCAAACAAAAGACATTTAGTATTTATACTATTAAATAATAGCTTAGCATACTTTTCTTTTGTAGGATACTCTTTAAGAGCTTTCATTCTCATAACTCTGATCATATGCATATTACCACCACCAACATCAATTCTTCTTGACCAGTAGGTATAATTAGCTTCTTCAGAAGTTAAATATAATTTACCACGTGCAATTGTTTCATAGTTTTTATCTTGTGATAGATATAACTTATGTACAATAATTTGGTAATTGTTTAGAATACCATTCTCAATAGCATCATCTGCTTGAAATGTGTATGCTACAGGACAGAACTCTTGTACTAGTTTACCTTTCTCTGAATAACCTCTTTTAGGAGGTGTACCAGTAAGACCAAGTACTTTACCTTTGTATAACTGTAAAAATCCTCTGTGGCTATCTTTTAAGCTATGCATCTCATCTAGATATACTACATCATAATCTTTAGGATCATGCTTATTTAAGCTGAGATAAGTTGTAAATACTATTCTACCTAGTAGATGATGCATATCAAACTTAACAGCATCATCTTTCCAGGATTGAAATATAGCTTTTTTAGGTGCCACAACAAGACATCTCATCAAAGGTGTAGTATTTCTCTGCATATGAGTTAAACCTACTAAGGTTTTCCCAACTCCGGTTCCGAGCACTACTGATGAAAGTCTTTTCCCATCAGTAGCAGCTAGAGCTTCCATTTGTATGTCTTGTCTATCTTTCATAATACTAATTTATTAGTCTTCTAAAAAGTCAATAATACTTGGTGCACCTGTTAATTTTTTATACATTAACTGTACTTTAGCAGCATTTACAGCTCCATTATATGATTTCAAAGCTAATTCTGCAGCTTTAAGATCATTTGTATCTTGATATACATTTGCTGTTGAATCAGCAATAGTTAACAACTGAGTTCTAACTTCAGCAATTGTTTGTGTTTTAATTTTTCTTACTCTGGACATATCTTAAAAATTTAAGTTGTTTTCTTTTTAGTTCAATAATATCTTTTGGTACTTCATTTACACAAAATCCCAATCTATTAGCAACTATTGCATCTGTCAGATTTTCTACTGTCTTTTTCATTATAAGGCTTTTAGGAACTTTTGTATTTTCATATTCAGTACCATAATTATATTTTCTTTTAGCTTTAGTGTTTTCCCACCATTTCTTTTTCCATTCTTCTTGGTAAGTTTCAATACTATAACCTTGAGCAAATATTTTTCTGTATCTCCACTCATCTTGTTTACTAATGCCTTCAGGATAATTATACTTTAGGTTTTTCTTACCGGCTGTTAGTTTATTATTCATTTTAATAGCTTTCAGTTCTTCTTCAGTAGAAACTCCATACTTAATCATTAGTTTTTTGTCTCTTCTTTGCATTGACAAAATACCATTGCATTTTTTACAAACATGTCTAAA